ACCAGGGGATCGGCCCGAGCTGACGCGCGTACGGGTAGGCGGGACTGTAGGCCGGGTTTGTGATCGGCAGCGTGACGCCGACCGCTCCCCAGGAGGTCGCCTGGCCGCCCTGGTTGACGGCGTCGAGCGCGTAGATGGCGACGTTTGAGCCGAGGTCGCGGAGGAACATTCCGTACTGCTGGAGCGCGTAACACATCAGCTTCTCGAGGGTCGGCAGGATGAGCGCGTCGACGTTGACGGTCGGGTCGAGGCGGAGCCAGGTTCCGAGGCCGAGGCCGGTGCCGCCGGGCGCCTGCCCGTTTGCTGGATACCGGGTCGGGCTTCCGACGTTCGCCATCGAGAACACGAGCGGATGCAGGATCGCGCCGCCCGCGATGTCGGCGGGCGTGATCAGCCCCTCGATGAGCGGGAACCGGGCCGCGTTCGAGTTGCCGGGCGCGGGCTCCTGTACGGCTCCGGGAGCGAACGACGTGCCGCCCTGGCACGACCAGACCGATCCGTTGAAGCTGGCCTCCCAGAGGTCGGACTGGCGGCTGTGGACAGGGTCCTGGACGGTGAGGTGGTGGTCGCTGTTGTGGCCCGGCTGGGTGCCGACGGGGATGTAGACGGACGCGTCGAACGGGCCGCCGCCCGAGATGGCGTAGGCGGGCGAGCCGCCATCGGTGTCGGCGCGGGCGACGGACGCCTCGAAGTAGTAGCCGCCGCCGTTGGTGGCGAGCCATGTTGAGATCATCGCCGCCGAGTTCGGGTCTATGGCTGCCTGGGTCGCGTCCCACGCCCACGGGCCGCTAGACGGCGGGGGCGGGACAGGCGCAGGTGCTGTCGGTGCAACCAGTTGACCGGCTTCGGCGCGTGCGGCGGCGATCAGCGTGAGCGCGTTCGCCCAATTCGTTCCCGGAGGAGGCGTCGTCCATTTCCGGTTGATGTAGCCGACCGTCGTCTGCTTCAAGGCTGCAACAGCCTGGTCGAGTTTTGCTTGAACGTCCTGCGGGGATGCCATTACTCCTCATCTTCAGGTATCTCTGCTGTTTCTATCGCCACCTGGAAGCCGTCGGCGATCGTGAGCCCAGTCATCCACCGGTCCTCCTTCTCCGACCAGGACGGCCACACTGTCGTGCCGACAAGATGGCCTAGCCGTGCTGCCGTGTCGACATGGATCTTGAAGCCAGCTTCGGTGGCGCGGATGCAGAAGTTGACGTCCTCGCTGATTCTTCGTCCTTGGCTGTCGCGTCCGAGTTCGAACCAGGGAGGGTCGATGGTCTCGATTACTGATCTGCGGATCAGCATCCCGGACGAGCCCGAGAACTGGACCTCGACCAGCTCGTCGGGACCGTACAGGCTGAGGTCCATGAAGTTGTCGTCGACGGTCGGGACGGGAAGGAACGGCTGCTGGCGGCGGAGGCAGAGCGGGGCAGCAATGTCGACATTGCGGGTGAGGAGCTGCACGAGTATGTCGGGCCGGAACGAGTGGTCATCGTCGATGAACCAGATCCATTCGCCGTGGATCTCCGCACATGCCTGATTGCGCAGCTCGGAGATGTCGGAACCGATCTTCGGCTTGACAACCGACCCGGCGGGGATCTGGAGTCCCATCAGGTTTAGCCAGAAGAGGGTGTAGCGGGCCGCCTCGTTGGCGAGCATGACGACGGTTCCAGGCTGGTTCTCCGGCTGGTTCATCAGCACAGCCATCTCTTCCAATTGGTCGATCCTCATCAGCGTCCTTTCATGCGTGCATGTCGGCAAAAACCCAGCCCGACTTGGGAGGAATCGTGAGCTGGTAGCCGCCCATCATCGAGAACCCGTAGGTCCAGCCGTCAGGCTCACGGACAGGCCAGACGCAGGACGTGCAGGAATGTCCGAGATACGCGTCCAGGTCACACCAGATCCGGAGCCCGGCTTCGCGCGCCTTGATGCAGAAGTTCACGTCCTCTCCTACCCGGTTAGTGATGCCGGTCCCCGTCTCGAACCATGGTTCCGGAATGTCGTCCAGAACGCTCAGACGGATCAGCAGACCGGCGGCACCGGAAGCGGCCAGCTCGACCAGGCCTCCGTCCGGGTAGTCGTCCAGGTTCAGGCGGGCCGTCTCGCCGTCTCCTATGTCGATCCAGTTGACGGGACGGTAGGGCGGGTTCCGCATCAGACAGAGCGGGATAACGATGTCGAGGTCGTGGGCGAGCAGCTTCCGCAGCAGATCAGGAGACCAGACATGGTCGTCTCCCATCAGCCACACCCATTCCTTGCCTCTGTCCAGCGCCTCCTGCAGGAGCGCGTTCTGGCCGTCAGCGAGGTCCCAGCCGTACCTGAACTTCGTCTCCCACCCGTCCGGCATGTCCGTCTCCGCAAGCGACCCGGCAAAGGTGCTGAAGCGTGCGGACTCTTGCGCGATCACTCCGATCAGGCCGCCTGCAGGATGCACGTCAGCCCCCCTTCGCTCAGGTCTCCGTGGACTCGTTCCATCCGCTCGGGGATATCGCTGTCAAAGAACTCGTAGCCGTAGTCGTGGATGACGGCGAGGCTGCCAACGTCGAGATACGGAGCAAACGTCGCAATCTCCCTAGGCTTATCGGGACCGTCGCAATGAAGAATTACGGGCGACAGATCAAAATCTCTAACGACATAGGGGATATTCTTCCAAATATCCATCTGGTTAAAGTATCCAGCAAGCCAATCTATCTCCGGGTCGGCAATGTCGTAGGTCTGAAAGATCATGTTTCTATGCCACGCCTGATCGGAAAGATAGAGAGCGAAGCCGCCGATTCCAGTCCCGAGTTCGATGATCTGTTCGACCTCGGGGTGGAGGTTGAGGAGTTTCTCCCAGACGAGGTAGTCGTGCCACCACTGGTGCGCCTCAACGCCGCAGTAGCTGGTGGTCATCTCCTGGACGGAGATCACTTGATCTGTTGCAGCAAGAGCGGGTACGGACCCCTGGCTTTAAGCCTGCCGTCGATCACATACTCGACCTCGTCTAGCGTGCCCCCGACACCGTTCGCTGTTGGGGGGTCCCACCAGTCCAGCAGCTTGCCTTCCGGGAGAGTGGCCGCAGCCACAATGGGGCTTCCTCCCAGGCAGCGGATCACATGCTCGTGGGAGACCTTCTTCGGTTTGCTTGTGCGTTGCCTTGCCATCATTTCTCCTTCGGGATAGGCGGTCCGCTGTAGTCCCACCACAGCCGTTCGCCTTGGTGGCTGACTTCGAACATCCAGTCGATCCCGTGCTGGTTGGCACGCCGGACGATGTCTGCCAGACAAGAGCCGTCCCGCTGTCGGCCCGGACAGTCCACAGGACAATCGCAACCAATCTGCATGGTCCTGATACAAGGAGACGGCATCGCCTTGGACTCAACAGGAATCTCGTATCCGTCTTCGTCGACTGGCAGCTCCACGTCCCGGACGATCTGGCGGCGGCCGGTAAGACCGGCACCCATGATTTCTGGTATCTCGCTCATGGACGGCAGCATACGCCTCCTTAACGACAGAGGGCCCCCGAAGGGGCCCTCTGAGGTAGCCAGTTCAACCGAGATCTATCTTAGACCTCGACCGTGATACCGACGTAGCAGTTGACCGCAGCGCCCGCCGTGGTGCGATGGCGGAGGAACCCGGCCTGCACGATCTCCGGCTCGCGCCCGAGCGGATACTGGATGTAGATACCAGACGTGGGCGGAACGAAGTGCGTTGACAGGTTGCGGACCGTGCCTGTCGGCGTAACCTCCGTCGCCCCGGTACCGAACCCGGAAGCGTTCGAGGCCAGCGAGAACATCGAGCCCGTCGACTGAGACGACGCGTTCGGGTCGTTCGCCGGTGCGATGTCCGCGGACGCGTATGTCGTCAGCGTCGTCTGCGGCGCCGTGGTGTTGGCGATCAGCTCAACCGTGATCGGCGTCGCTGCCGCGGAGCCGTTGAACTCCGTCCACCATTCCACGACACGGTAGGTCCAGCCTGCCGTGGTGAGCAACTGCATCATCGTCTTGATCGCCGTGCCTGTCGTGATCGACACCGCTGCTGCCGCACCCGGCACCGCTCCGTTCATGATCGTGTAAGTCTTCGCAGCCATTTCTCACTCCCTTCGCTTACTGCCGGGGCTGGTTCAGCAGAACCACGCCTTTTTCTTCTGAGTGGTACATGCGGTGATGTTGTTTCATCAGTAAACCCATCTGTCTGCGCGGGCCCATCGCGTGGTAGCCGCACAGTTCACAGTCGACAACCATGTCTCCGTCAGCGTCGAACGGGCTCCTATACGTCTCCTTGTTGAAGCTGGGAAGACGGGGAGCAACCACAATCTGGCTCATCAGGATCCCGACGCCAGGAAGGAAACGTTTGATCCGGTCGATGCCACGATCCCGTAGATCGCCTCGTCCAGATGGAGCAGGATCTGCAAGGTCGTGGACGCAGCCATCGGATACCCGTTGGCCGTTGTCACGCCTTGCGGGCCGAGGAACACGGTCGCTCCTGAGCTGTTGGACAAGAAGATGCTCCTGTTCGGGTTCTGATACCCGCCCTGCGACTGGCCATAGGTCGGGTTCGGGGCTGGGACGATCTGTTTCCCTCCCACCGTGGTATCGACCGCAACCGTTCCGGACGTGAGTGCCACTTATGCGCCACCCATTGCCGTCCACACCGCGTTACCGGCAGTACCGGCAGTCGTGCAACGGTAGAAATAGGTGGTCTCACCAGCAGCATCCGTTTTGATGTACAGGTCGTTTACGTTGCCGCCGATCGTCGGCAGCCCCGCACCGGCGCTGAGCGTGCAGCCGTTCAGCCGGATCGGCGAAGAGAACGCGTTCGTGGTGCCGGTGTTCGCGTCCGTGTAGAAATCCATTCCCATCGCCTGGTTTGGGTACTGATCGCCAGGCGGTCCCTCGTCAGCGACATTGCTCATGTCACCCTCCTAACGCGGCCTCTGCCGCCGTTGCCGCGTCTTCGCCGCGTACCCGCGACCCGTCACTCAGCGTGTACCAGCCACCCCCTGTGTGTTCCGGGAAGGAGTGTGACATGTCACCCTGGTCTTCCTCTTCTTCGGCTTCTGGTTCGTCCTCGCTTACGGGCTGGACGGCATCCCGTTCCACTCCCTCGTAGTTCAGGTAGGAGTGGGTCGGGTCAGACAGGCCGTGCCCTGTTGGGGCAGCCGGATCAGGCAGCTGCCCCACGCTGGGCCAGTCTTCGCCGTCGTCTGGGACGTTGATGGCCATCATGGCGGCCTTCCCGAGTTCCACCAGATTGTCGGCCGCGCGTCCCCACTCGCCCGCAGGGATGACATCCCCAGGCTCGTAATCCACGATTAGACCAGAACCGATCGGATGTTCGGCCTTGATGGGCTTAACCGCGACGTAGGAGAAGACGATGTGAGGCATTTACGCAGACACCGCCGTGTGGAAGTAGGCGCCGAGATCGGCGCCGACGATCTTGACAGCGAAGGCAAGCTCGCCCTCGATGCGGATCGTGCCGATGCCAAGCCACGGCATCGGGATCTGACTGATCCTGCTTCCGAACGCGCCCGCACCCAGAAGGCCTACCCAGGTGAAGATGTATCCGGCCGACGGAACCATGATCCCCGGCTGCGGCTCCGCGTAGAGCAGCAGCGCGTCCAGGGTCGGAGCGATGAACGCGAAGCTGTCAGCGCCACCCTGGTTGCCGTTGTTGATGATCGCGGCAGCAACGAGCACCTGGAAGTTGTCCACGCCAGGCGGAGCGATCAGCGACGCGAGCAGATCGGTCGTAACCACACCACGCTGGGTGTACTTGATGCGCTGCACGATCTCGTCGTGGTTCTTCAAGACCTCCCACACGCGCGGCCCCAACACGAACTTGTTCGGGAACTTGCCTGTGTTCTGCTTGATCGACCACACCTGCGCCTCGATGTCTTCCAGCGGCGTCGAGTTGGCCAGGTTCCACTGCGGCGACGGAACAATGTCCGCCCCGGTCGTGGAACCAGTCCACGTGGACACCGCCAGAATCGTTGCCTGAACCAGAACCTCTCTGGCCAGCAGCATCCGGTGCGTAATCCACAGCGTCGCGTCACGGTCGGCGTTCAGCGGCACATCGGAGTTGGCCCGGATCTGCGGGTCGACGTCCTTGTGGAACGCGTAGAGCGGAGCGTAATACGACGGAGTGTTGTCCAGGTTGTATCCGCCACCGACCGACTCGGTCGACGGGGCACGGACCTGTGCTTCGTTCCGGAACCAGTCGCCCTTCGTGTACACGAAGTACCTGTCGGACTGCTTCTGTACCGGCACGACAGGGAACACCTTGTCGGCGATGTAGTCCGAAGAGTCCTGCATGTACGCCTGGCTGATGTTCGTCAGCGGGCGGTTAACGTGTACTTGGGCAAGATATGGCTCAGCCATTTGCTGGTCTCACCCCTTCCCTTAGTCGCCCGCCGCAACCAGCCCGGAAGGCTGGAACAGCATCGAAGAAATGATTCCCGTGGACCCGGCTTCCATTGCCACGCCGAGGACCTGGGTTCCAGACACGGTGTACGGGGTACCCGTGAACACCGTTGCGCCTGTGTACTTGACTGCGCGGCCGGACGAGTCGGAGGAGAGCAGATCTCCTGCGTTGAACGATCCGCCGCACAGCACCTTGCTTGGCCCGCCAGTCCTGACCTGGCAGCCGATCGGGATCGCCGTCGTGCCGACCGGAGCGTCCTGCAGGACACCGAGTGCCCTCTGCCCGGTCGCGCAAGTGGCGATCATCCCGGTCGATGCCAGCTGGATGAACTTGAACTGGTTTGACGCCATCGTCGTGTTACACGTGAAGGTGAAATCCCAGCCTACGTTGGTGCCGAAAGCAGGTCCAGCCACTTATGCCACCCCCCCGTTGCCAGCACCGTAGTGGTACTCCTCGGCCTGGTAACGCTCGTACAGGCGGGCACCCTCGGCGGTCTTAAGGACCCGGTCGAGCGCCTGCTCCTGCGACAGCTCGCCTGACTTCTCGACCAGGTCGGATGCCATCTTCTCGATCTGCGCCCACGGGCCTTCCTTGGTCTCGCCGTCGTTCAGTGACGCGCGTCCCATCTCCGTGAACAAGCCGCCCTTGGCGACTCTTTCCTCGGCACCGCTGAGAAGCGCTTCCAGCTTCTCGAACGTCTCCGGATCGAACTTCTCTGACGCCTCTTTCAGGATCGGAGCGAGGTCGTCGGTCGGAGCGACATGCGAGTAGGAGGCGGCCTTCTGGATCATGTCGCGGTGACGGAGATCGTCCTGCGACTTGGCC